ATTGAAACAAGTCCAAGTATACCTGATAAAATTATAGAGGAATTTAAAAACAAATTTGAACAACAGGTTTTATTTGATAAAATAATAAAACCTGAAATATGTGATATATTAATACCTACTTCAGAATATAGAAATCCTTGGTATACAGAAGAAAATCAAAATAAAGTAATTAATGATGCTATTAATAACCAGCTTATAAAAAAAAATAAAACAAAAAAACAAAATGAGTTAGATAAGAAACGAATTACTGAATTTATTATCCTATTTAATAATTTAAATAATCGTGAGCCCATGGAAACAGAAATTATAGATAATCTAAAGGATAAAATAGACGTAAATAAAATTAAAACAATTATTGAACAAAATAAAGTTTTAGATATAAAAAAAGGTAGTATAGATGATTCAAATGATAATGAATATAATAATATTGTCTAAATCTTGAACATTAAACCTTTGGATAATCATTTGGTAAAACTAAAATACATAATATAATAAATATGTAAAATAATATATATACACCATATATATCTTGACCAATTCCATAAAAATTTAACACTTGAGTTAAACTATAAAAAAATATAATTGATAAACCTATTAATGTTATCAGATTCATATATTATTATTTAAGATATTATTATTCTAAATTATTCTATAACTATGATTAGTTGAATCATATTTATTTCCAATACTATTTTTATCTATAAAATGACAACTTAATGGAATTTGTTGATTATAGTCTTTCAATACAATTAAGGGTGTTTCTTCTATAAAACTACCATCATCTAATTCTATATTTCCTAAATAAACGCTATTATATGTTCTTGACCAAATACCATCATGATCTGATATTCTTAATGTTTGAATTTCATAATTTTGGTTTAATGATGGGTCAAGCATTCTCTGTTTTTTAATTTCTGATTCGTCAATTGGAGCATTAGGAACATTGTCAACATATTTTGTATTACCAGTAAATAAAGCAAACCTAACTATTCCACCTTTTAAATATCTGCCATACTTATTATCTGTTATGAGTTGATTATGTCTATATTCAGGCTTATAATCACACGACCATCCACCTTGTCTTATGGCATAATTCATATTTGTAAAATAATAATAAGGACCTAGAATAGCAGATTTGTTTCTCGGGCTCTCTCCAAATATATAGGTAAAATTAATTTTATCAGGTGTCGGTTTACCAACAAACCCAACAATTGGGTGTTCATATGGTTCATTATTTTCATCATATAAATAGTTTACTGAATTATTAGTGATAAAAAAATTTCTGGTGTCTTCACTTATTGACATATTACATATTTTACCATTATTTATTATTTCATATGTCAAAGCAAATAATAGAGGACTATAACTATATATATCATCAATAATTAATTGATTATTTGTTGTATCAAAAAATAAATAAAGATTTTTATTATATTCATAATATCCATCAAATACTATTTTTTCATTAAATTCTTCAAAATTTTCAGTATGAAACATAGCAGATAAACACACTTTTGAATAATCAGTTAGCTTTTCACGGTTCAATGTGGTAAAAATAGATAAAACTGGCAGATGAAAAGTATTAAAACCATTATTTGAGAGAAGATATTCAATAAATGGTATTTTTCCTGATATATTAATCCTATAAATACATAATATAATTTGCTGATATGAAGTTGGTTCAAAAATTTGCGATAAATCTTTTTTTAAAAAATTTTTAATAATATAATTATAATACATTGGTTTTTCTGGGATATATTCATCGTTTTCCATAATTATAATTATAATTATACTATAATGATTTGTTTAATTTATTTTATTATTTGTTTATTTGTTTATTTGTTTATTTTCTTTTAATTGTCTCTTTTATTTGTTCTTCACGATTATCCATTACGTGTTTTGTTATTTCTTCTGCTAGATTATTATCATTCTTATAATAATTTTGTAATGCTGTCAAAAGAGTTTTACCATTAATAGGTTTTTTAATCTTATTCTTTTTATATACTAATGCACCTCCATTAATATCGAAACAATCAATGCTATTTGTTTTCATTACTGATACTAAACTTTCTGTTAATGTTTTCTTTTTATCATTTCTTGCTTTAATTTCAGTCTTTAATTGTGTTATTTCATTGTCAATTTTAATCCATTCTTTTATATTATTTACTAGTTGTTCTTTTGTATTTGGTTGTTCTTTTGTATTTGGTTGTTCTTTTGTATTTTGTTGTTCTTTAATTTCCATTAACTAATAATATTATATTATATTTAAATCTTTAATTCTTTAATTATTTATCTTTATTATGTAATACAAAATGACGCTTACACATATTTTCTGAAATGATTTTACATCCACATGGGTTTCCTTTATTTATTCCTGATTTTAGAATTTGAATACATCCGGTTGGGCTCTCCAAATTTAATGGTCCTAATACAACATTTTCTGTTGTTGTTGTTGATGTCGATTTCTTTTTCAGTAATTTTGCTTTATTCTTTTCTTCCTTTTCTTTTGCCTTTAATTTTTGTTTTTCTAAAAGTTTATTTTCTTTTTCTAACATTTTTAATTTTTTCTTTTCATTTTTTTCATTCTCTTTTTCTAGCATTTTTTTCTCTTTTTGTTGTAACTTATAATTCTTTATCATTTCTTTCTTATGTGTATAACAATAATATTTTGTATCATCATATGTTATTGGTTCGGATGGTTTTAATTTATTGTAAATGTTAATCTTTGTTCCGTGATAATGACATGTTTTTTTTAGATATTTAGAATTTGTAGATGTTTCTGGTATGCTTATATCATAATTTGGATTAGGATATTGATATTCACACTTATGTAATATATAAGTACCATTTGGATATGTTGGTTTTAAATTTGGGTCATAGAAATTTACACCATTTACTTTTGCCAAACCAAATTCTTCGTAATATGGCAATAAATAGTTTTGTTTTGTACGACAATAAGGGCATCTTATTTCATTTGTTGTTAATTTACTAAATGTACCTTCCATAAAATTAAATTTTGTCTTATGATTTACTAAGTCATTAAATAAAGGAATGTAATTAAACTTATGACCACATTCCATTTTTACATATTTATCTGTTAATGATTGATTCGTTATTAAACACTTATTTTCATCTTCTTCACCCTCTTCAATATCAAATGACTTATATAATTCAGAATAAAAATCTAACCCTCCTTCTATATTATATTTAACCATTTATATTTATTATATTTATTATATGTTATATCTTTATATTTTTTATATTTATTTAAAATATAAAATGAGTCCACCTGAAATTTGGGGTCCTGCTGTTTGGACATTATTTCACACATTAGCAGAAAAAATAAATCAGGATGCTTATCCTCATGTAATCCGTTCTATGTTTGGAATAATCGTGAGAATATGTAAAGTATTACCTTGTCCAGATTGTTCAAGAGATGCTAGCATTTTTTTAGCAAAAATTAATTTAAATAACTATAAGACTAAGAATGAATTTAAAAATTTTATGTATTTATTTCATAACTGGGTAAATGCTAAAAAAAGAAAACCACTTTATAATTATTCTAAGTTATCAATATATTCTCGATTAAATTTAATACATGTAATAAATAATTTTACAGCAAAATATAATACGAAAGGTAATATGAAATTACTTGCTGATTCTTTTCAGAGGGGTTTTGTAGTAAAAGATTTAATTACTTGGTTTAAATTTTATTCACAGGCGTTTATTCAACCAACAATTGTCAATTCTCCAAAACAAGTGAAAGAAGAACCTAATGTTGTAGAAGAACCAAAAGTAAATGAAATTCATGATGATGTAGAAGAAGTAAAAGTTGTTGAAGATTCTAATGTTGTAGAAGAACCTGATGTAACTGAAGAACCTGATGATGTAACTAAAGAACCTGATGATGTAACTAAAGAACAAGATGATGTAACTGAAGAACCTGATGATGTAACTAAAGAACAAGATGATGTAACTAAAGAACAAGATGTTACTGAAGAACAAGATGATGTAACTGAAGAACCAATATAAATCTAAAAAATTATAGTTCGCTTATCAATGTTCCGTCTTTGTACATTTGACACTTGAACGTTTGTTTGCTAGGTTGGTAACACATTTCTTTATTACTTGATACCTCATTAAAGAACAAATATTTGCCAGAACCACCAGCATACATTAAAGTAACTATTAAAGTAGCAGATGTAGCACCAAGCAATACATTTAAAAACAAATCACTCATTTGTAGTATACATTTTTTGTAAATCTTTATAAACATATCTAAAAAGAAATAAGTAATCAAAGAAATAAATACCCAAAAGTTAACAGAGCCATTGCTAAACATAGGAATGGACAAATACATTATTGAAAAAGCAAAAACAAACGCACTAAATGTTGGGTTACCATATTTAGTATATTGAACTGTACTACAAATGGTTTTATCATTTACACTAGGATTTGAGCCTGACATCATATAAACATAACTTCTGACAAAACAACAACCTACTAAAAACCCTAAATAAATTAAACCCTTAAAGTTTTGAAATATAAATGAAAGACTTGTTATACCTGCTGCGAGTATAAATGGAGAGAAAAATGAAGAAAAAACTACCAAATTCATTGGTTGAAATAAATACAAAGGTGAATCCTGAACACCTCCAATTTTGTTTGTTGTATCTTGACTGCTCATATAATAATTGTAAATAATTTTATTTTTATTATTATATTTATTTATCTAAAATCAATTCCAACACATCTTCAACTCGTTCGATTGAATGAAATTTAATACCCTCAATAAGTTTATTATTTTTATATTTTTCCATTATTTTATTAAAATCATTTTCATTTTCTTTTGGAAAAATAAATTCTTTAATACCAGATTTAATTGAATAAATTAATTTTTCTTGAAGACCTCCAATTTCAGTAAGAGCTAACCCAAAATGTGTCTCTCCAGTTATACCAAAATAATTCTTAATTTTTATATCATTTAACAAGCTGTATATTAAAACTGTAAAAGCTGTTGTTGCTGATGGTCCATCTTTTTTCGTGCTTATATCTGGACAATGTATATGAATTCCACAAATAGCATTATTTTTAATATTATTAAACTTTTCAATTAAATAGTTTTGTCTAGTTGAAGATGTTAAATTCCAAGCATTTGTTAAACTTACACTAATTGATTCTTTCATGACATCACCCATAGAACCAGTCAATATTAAGTCTAAAAATTTATTTGATGGTACAAAATTTGCTTGAATAGGAAGAACTCCACCTTGAGCTATTTGGTTTGCCCATAATGCATTTATCAATCCAACCTTACTTTCACTATGAATTTTGTATAATTTTGCGGGTTTTTTATCCTTAAAGTATTTTGTTTTAATATCATCAATACTTATTTTAATGGGTAATTCAAAATTAACATCCGAATTCTTTAATACATCTAAGTTAATCTCTCCAACTATCTCAAAAAGAATCTCTTTCAATTTACGAACACCTGATTCAGCGGTGTATTCGTCTATTATAAATTTTAACACTTCATCAGTAAAATATATCATATCTTCTAAACCCATTTTCTTATAAACTTCTGGCAAAATATGAGTATTACATATTATTATTTTATCTTCTAATGTGAGACTATTAAATTTAATTCTATGAACACGATCTAATAAAATCTTATCAATTGCTTCAACGTCGTTATATGATAAAATAAATAATGCTTTTGATAAATCCAAATCTATTCCTGTAAAATATTTATCCTGAAAACAATCATTTTGAGCTGGGTCTAATAAATGAGTAAGAATGCCAACTATTTCTCTACCATTTTCAGTACGACTAATTTTGTCTACTTCATCAATAAAAATAATCGGATTCATACACTTCTTATCTATCAAAATTTGGACAATAGATCCCCAAGTGCTACCTACATAAGTATAGTTATGACCATGTAAGGTGCTACCATTACTATCGCCACCCATTTGTATCATTGAAAATGGTCTTGGGTTTCCATTATCGTCTTTCAAACAATTTGAAATTCCTTGTTTTGCTAAACTGGTTTTGCCGCAACCAGGAGGTCCTTCAAATCCAAAACAATAACCATCTTGTTTACCATTTATCCATTGTCCAATTATTCTCTCAATTTGGTTTTTTGCTTTTTCATGACCATGGACTGCTTTGTCTAATGTTTCCTTTACTCCTAAAATATAATCTGAAATGGATTTTATATTTTTATTTATTTTTGCTATATCATTCTTTATCTCAATATTTTTTAACATAGGGTTCATACTAACATAGGATTCAAAATGACTTATTATATCAGCTATTATATTTTTGCTATCTTCATCTTCATTTTTTATATAAGAATCCACTATATCAAGTATATGTTCAGATAATTCTTCTTTATTAAGATGTGAATATTTCATTCGTTTCTTTTTATATTTTTTATTTATATTATCCAAAATTTTAATATTATGTATCAAGCTACTTTTATTTCCCGAAACCAAATATGCTTTTATTTTTTCTATTTGTGGTTCATTATTGGAATGGTTATCGTTTGATTGTATTTTTTTTAAATTTTTAATTATTTCGATACTTGTATAATTGTCTTTCTGCTTTATTTCTGGAAATACTTTTTCAATATTATATTTTTTATGTATATCCTTAAAATT